ATCAATTTCCAATACTATAAGCGATATATGGAATGCAATCGTTGGATTTATCTCACCGATTTTAGAGACTTTAAAAAATGTATTTGTTACAATATGGCAGGCCATAGAGACAGAAGTAGCAAATTCAATTAATAGAATGGTTTCGATTATTACAACGGTATGGTCTGCCGTCAGCGGAACAATCAGTGCGATATTATCAGTAATTGCAAGCATATTTTCTACGGTATGGAACGGAATAACATCTGTTGTATCGAGTGTATTAAGTACGATCCAGAGTGTTGTATCAAGTGTATTAAGTGCAATGCGAGGTGTTGTATCTTCAG